CGACCCTAAATTATGATATGAGCATTAGCTTTGATAACAAAGACGCCGCACCCACACTAGATGAGAATGGTGATCTTTTTGAACCAGTCTACAAGTGCAAAGTTCAGGCAATTCCCAAAAATGATGTATTTTTTACCTCATTGACACGAGTCAAGAGCAACATCAAAACACTACAAGAGGTTAAGAAATTCTTTGAGTTCGTAAATGAAAACAGAGAAAATCTCTTTGAGATGGCAGGATTTAAGGGGGCTCTTGAATGAAATTGACCCTGAACATTGAGCCTAAGCCTCAATCACGGCCAAGATTTGCAAGACGTGGGAGTTTTACCACGACTTATGAAGATAAGGGCATGAAAGCCTGGCGCAATCATTGTCAGCTGCTCATTGCTAATCAGTACATGGGGCAGCCTATTCTTGAGGGAGCTTTGAGGGCAAAGCTTAGATTTTACATCAAGCCTCCTCAGTATATTTCAAAGGTCAAGAAGAACCAACAGGCCCTCCTGGATGAAATCATTCCAGTAGGCAAAAAGCCTGACATTGACAACTACGAAAAAGCCCTTTATGACAGTATGTCAGGGATCGTCTTCCAGGATGACGGTCAGATAGCGCTACATGATGTAGGCAAGTTCTACAGTCTAAATCCACGGATAGAGGTTGAGATTGAGGTCGTGAAACCCCTGAGTATTTAAAGAAATGAGGAGCAGATGGCTGACTACGCATTATATCAGGGTGATGTGTTTGTTACGCTTGGGACATTAGCGCAGATCAGTAGCGAAACAGGAATTACTGAAAGGATGTTAAAGTACTACACTTACACATCACACCAACGACGAAACCCAAACGGTAGGGCCGTTATTAAAATCGAGGAGGAAGATAATGATAATTAAGACATCAAATGACACGATCATTCACGTCGATAAGTCTCAACGTAGTATCACGATCGAGGGCGTCGAGTTAAGCGGCGATTGTCGGGCCCTGGTATCTGACAACAAGAACGGAACAGGCACAATCACGCTTATTTTTGACGGTAAAATTATTTAGAGGAGGTCACAGATTGGAATATACAAAAGATTTTATTCTAGCTATCGAAAATTTAAAAATTGATATTTTAAAAAAATCCGATGAATTATACGATTATGAATTAAGCGGTATCAAGAAACACGCAAGAGATTTATATGAAACTCTTGTATGGTTGCAGTATGCTGCGGAGGAGAATGAAAATTGAGACGATTTATCGCAATCTGGATCTTGCTATCTGCTGGATTAAATATCTGGCAGATGAACAGGATTGCAGAACTAGAAGAAAAGCGCCCGATTGTAATCTACAAAGCAGACAACAAAGGCGCAGAAATCAAAGGCAGAGTCGTCCACAAGGATAAGATTGGCGGCCTCTACACGATCACAATACAGAACTACGGCATTTTTGTAGTATCGCAAGATAACTACGAATTTTTGAAAATCGGAGATGAGGTGAGGTTATGAAACCTAAAAAATATCCGTACTTAGGAGCTAAAAAGACAAAGGAAACAACTCAAGAAGATAAGTTGGAGCTTGTAGCATTTCCAAACATTGCGATCAGAAAAAATTTGCTCAAGCATATCTACACAGTTGTTAAAAATCATGATGGCGCTACTATTATTTTTTTCAAAATTCCTAAAATTTTTGGATACGAGGAACAAAGAGCCAGGATAAATTTGAGTTATGAGGAGACAATGAAAATACTCAATAGCTGCTAAAAGAAAAAAGCCAAGGCACTCTCTGTCTCAGCTATAATCTCAATAATATTATTATATCACAAAAAGGAGATAGAGAGTGAACAAGGCTAAAGAGCTCTTGAAAGAGCTGCAGGATCTGGACATGGACATTCAAAGCCGTATAGATGAAATCAATGAGCTTGAGGCAGGTTTGCTCTCAAGCCCCAAGTGGACTGACGTAAAAGTCCAAGGTGGTCAAGCTAGAAAAATTGATGACGTCTATACTCAGCTGGTAGTGATGAAAGAGGCTATAGAACAGGATACTAAAGAAGTTATCAACAGAAAGCTTGAATTAGGTAGAATGATCAATAGGCTTAAAAATCCAAAAAGTAGGTCTGTCCTTAGAATGACCTACATTACTAAGTTGTATGTAGATGATATCTGTGACAAACTAGCTATCAGCAAGAGTTCGTACTATAACATGCGTAAGATGGCTATTGAAGAACTTAGCACAATTTTAGAACATTTGGAATAATTTGGAACGTTCTAAAAAACGTTGCGTAAAGTTAGACAATCTTGATGTGCACTGTAACAATAATCTGTTAGAATGGTAGTATCAAGAATTAAAGCAAAGGCACCTTAGGCAACTACCTAGAAAAGCTTCTGAAAAACTGCTGGCTTGGGTTACCAGTGGCGATAGAGTAGGATGTTTTAATATCGCAAAAAAAGACTACACAAAACAAAAAAGAAAGTAATTTCTAATTAACACGCAAGTCTGTAGTCTACTTGCACTAAGTCACTCTTTGAGTGGCTTTTTTATATTTTTAAAACAAATAAACAGCAGGAGGTTTAGGCTTGGGTAGAGCAAGAGACCCCAACCGAGACAAAGCATTTGAAATCTATTCAGAGAACAATGGAAACATTGAACTGATTGAGATTGCTGAGCGTTTGGGTGTTTCAGCTGGCACTGTCCGAGGTTGGAAAAGTAAAGACAAATGGGAACCTAAAATAAAAGGAACGTTCCAAAAGAAAAATACGGAACGCTCCAAAAATCCGAGGGGCGCTCCCAAGGGCAGTAAAAACGCTCTGGGACATGGAGCACCTAAGGGAAACACCAACGCCCTCAAACATGGGCTGTTTGCTAAGTACCTCCCTAAAGAGGTATATGAGATAGCGCAAGAGCTTTCAGAAAAACAGCCTATAGACATCCTTTGGGAAAATATCACGCTGACCTATGCTAATCTTTTGCATGCTCAGCGTATTCTTTACGTTCAGGACGTTGATGATACTACAAGCGTACTTATAGCCACCACGGCAAAAGGTGGAGCAAGCTATGAAATTCATACATCATGGGATAAGCAAGGCAAGGCCTTAGCTGCAATAGCAAGAGCTCAGACTGAGCTTAGAGGCATGATTAAGACTTATGACGAGCTTACACGCTCTCCACTTGTTACAGAGGAGCAACGCCTTAGAATTGAAAATCTCAAGGCTCAACTAGGCTCACGTGATGAAGATGACACAGTGATTACTGGATTTACATTTGATAGGAGTGAGTATAATGGCAATACTGAACCTAGCGAAACTGATTAACCCAGTATTTGATGAAGTCCTCTACACACTCAAGAGTCACATAGTGCTCAAGGGTGGCCGCGCCTCTACCAAGTCATCAGTGGTCTCTATTGACCTTGTAAATGACTTTATCAATGATCCCAACGGTAATGTGGTAGTCTTGCGAAAAGTAGGAAAGTACTTGAGAATGTCAGTGTATGAACAGATAAGATGGGCCATCTATGAGATGGGGTTAGCTAATCAGTTCAAGTTTGGGAAATCTCCCTTACAGATTACACATAAGAAGACAGGTACAGCCTTTTATTTCTACGGTGTAGACGATCCGATGAAACTCAAATCCCAGAAGATAGCTAAAGGCTATGTAATGGCTGTATGGTTTGAGGAATTGGCTGAGTTTGCAGGCCGTGAGGATATTGACATAGTTGAGGATACTTTCATCCGTCAAGAGCTGCCAAACGGCAAAGAGGTCAAAGTCTATTTCACATACAACCCTCCACGCAATCCTTACGACTGGATAAATGAGTGGGTTGCTGAGAAAGCTAGTGACCCTACTTACATGATACATCACAGCACCTACCTTGATGACAAGTTAGGTTTTTTGTCTAAGCAGATGAAAGACAAGATAGAACGCTACAAGGAGACGGACCCTGACTACTATAGATGGATGTATCTAGGCGAGGTAATCGGTTTAGGTAATCATGTCTATAACATGAGCTATTTTAAACCACTACAGAGCCTACCAGAGGATGATAGGCTTATCGGTATATCATTTGCCCTGGATACAGGACACCAGCAATCAGCAACGGCCTGCGGAGCTTATGGGCTAACTGCCAAGGGTAATGTTATCTTGCTTGATACGTTTTACTATAGTCCAGCTGGAAAGACCATCAAAAAGGCCCCTAGTGAGCTCTCTGTGATGATCCATGACTTTATAGACAAGGTCATGAAGACCTACAGAGTACCTAAATTAAAAATGACTATTGATAGTGCTGAGGGGGCTTTGCGTAACCAGTATTTCAAAGACTATGGCGAGCGCTGGCACCCAGTTGCTAAGAAGAAAAACCAGACCATGATAGACATGGTTATTAGCTTACTAGCTGAGGGGCGTTTCTACTACCTTGACATCCCTAATAACAGGGTATTTGTAGAGGAGCATAAGATGTACCGCTATGATGACAAGTCACTCAATACAGATGACCCCAAAGTCATCAAGGAAGATGACCACACGGTAGACGAGTTCAAGTATTTTGTCCTAGACAACGCTAGAGAGCTAAGACTTAAAGCCTAAAGGAGCTAACAATGGGAATAGTAAAGACTATCAAGAATTTTTTCACAAGGAGCAAGTATGTGATGACAACACAGAACTTAACGAATATCACTGATCACCCTAAAATAGCAGTGTCATCCACAGAGTATGACCGAATAAGGGAAAACCTCAAGTATTATGCAGGACATTATCCACAGATTGACTACATTGACAGCAATGGCACACCTCAAAAACGAGCTTTCAACCATCTACCTATTGGACGTACAGCAGCCAAGAAGATTGCAAGCCTAGTGTTTAATGAACAGGCTGAAATCAAGCTAGACGACAAGGACGCTAACAAATTTATTCAGAAACAGCTACAAGATGACAGATTTGTCAAGAACTTTGAGCGCTATCTGGAGAGTGGTTTGGCGCTTGGTGGATTGGCTATGAGGCCATACGTCGATAGAGACAAGGTAAGAGTCTCTTTCATTCAGGCGCCTGTCTTTTTGCCTCTGCAAAGCAACACACAGGACGTCTCTAGTGCCGCTATTATCACTAAAACAATCAAGTCAGAGGGTAACAAGCAGAAGTTTTACACACTGATTGAACTGCACGAATGGGGCAAGGATGACAAGTACACAGTCACTAATGAGCTCTACAAGTCTGATAATCAGAACGTGGTAGGCTCTAGAGTTCCTCTATCAGACCTCTATGAGGATCTTGAGGAAGTGGTAGACCTGAACGGCTTGAGTCGTCCACTCTTTACTTACTTGAAGACCCCAGGGATGAACAACAAAGATATTAACTCAGCACTTGGGCTGTCTATCTTTGACAATGCTAAGACCACCATGGACTTTCTTAATACGACCTATGACGAGTTTATGTGGGAGATTAAGATGGGTCAGCGCAGAGTGGCCGTGCCTAGTCAGATGATTAAAGTTGAGTACAATCAGGAGGGCGAGAATGTCACAGTCAAGCGTGAGTTTGAGGCTGGGCGTAATGTCTATGAACAGATTGACTCAGGGGATATGGACAAAGGTATAGGTATTACAGACCTTACAACACCTATCCGATCGGATGACTATATCAAGGCTATCAATAAGACCCTAGCAATCTTTGAAATGCAGATAGGGGTATCCTCTGGAACCTTTACATTTGACGGTAAGAGCTTGAAGACAGCTACTGAGGTTGTCAGCGAGAACTCAGACACTTATCAGATGAGAAACAGCATTGTCAGCTTGGTAGAGCAGTCTTTGAAAGAGCTCATTATCTCAATGCTAGAGCTAGCCAAAGCCTACGGACTCTACAAGGGAAACATCCCTGACATGGAGAAAATCAGCATTAACCTTGATGATGGAGTCTTTACAGACCGAAACGCTGAACTTGACTACTGGGTTAAGGTTGTAAATGCTGGATTTGCCACGGATGTCATGGCCATTGAAAAGGTGCTCAATGTTACGCCTGAAAAAGCTAAACAAATTAAAGCTGAAATCAGTGGCAATGCTATTGATGAGGCAAATGGAGAGCGTAGCCCCGATGATGTAGAAGTGTATGGAGAGTAGCATGAAAAAACTATTTAGGTTTATTTTGCCTCAATTAAACCCAGCTAAACTATTTTTAAAGCCACCAAGTAGGTTTTTGAGGTGGGTATGGTATGACTGAAAAGAAACCAATCAAGCTAAATGATGAGCAGCTAATGCTTGACGCTAGTCAGGTTGCAGACATCTATCATCAGCTAACTCTTGACCTTTTTGACCAGGTTATAGATCGTATCAAAGAGCGTGGCTCTGCTAGTCTTGATGATAACCCTTATATTTGGCAACTTGAGAAAATGAATGAGATGGGCCTACTCAATGAGGATAATGTCAAGCTCATTTCTGACCGTTCAGGCATTGCTGAGGAGCAACTTAGGCATGTTATCCAAAATGAGGGCTATAAAATCTACAAAGACACCAAACAGCAACTTTTAGAGGCGACTGGTGGCGTTGGTTTTGCTGGTAACTCACTCATTCAGACCAATCTAGCTGCTTATGTCAATCAGGCTATGGGAGATATAGACAACCTCATCAATACCACTCTACCAATGAGTGTCAGAAAGGTTTATCAGTCCATAGTCCAGGAGAGCGTGGCAAAAGTAGTCACAGGGCTTACTACATCAGATAAAGCTATCTCTGATACAGTCATGAAATGGGCTGAAAAGGGTTTTTATGGCTTTACGGATAGTCAAGGCAAACATTGGAAAGCTGACACTTATGCTAGGCAGGTCATCAAGTCCACGGCTTGGCGTGTCTATCGTGAGGCCAGAATGGCCCCAGCTGAGGAGTTGGGGATAGATACCTTTTACTATCACAAAAAAGCCACAGCTAGAGAGATGTGTGCTCCTTTACAGCACCAGATAGTAACTACAGGGGTTGCTAGAACGGAAAAAGGGGAGCGTATCCTTTCATTAGCTGATTATGGCTACGGCCATCCCGCTGGATGTCAGGGTATAAATTGCACTCATGAGATGACACCGTACATCCCAGGGGCTAACTACAAGCCTGATTTGCCTGATTATTTGAAAGACCTAACACCTGAGGAGGCTATAGCAAATGCAAACGTACAGGCTAAACAGAGAGCCCTAGAGAGGTCTATCAGGAAGTCTAAGGAATTTCTCCACGTTGCAGAAAAACTAGGGGACAGCGAGCTGATAAGTAAGTATAAGAGCAAGGTTAGGATCCAACAGGGAGCCATGAGAGACTATCTCAAACAGCACCCTTTCCTACATCGTGATTATGCTAGAGAGAAATACTATAATGACCCTTATACCAAAGCCAAAAAAGAGGTTAAGCTTAGAGAAGAACAAAAGAAAGTTAGAGAGCTTGCTACTAAGCGTGCAGAACTTGAAAAAGCTGTGAAAAATGGTAAAATAGTAAGTGTATCAGGGGTTACAGTAGGGCATACGCCTCCAGGAAAGGCTGGAGAGCCAAATAGTGTAGTCCAACACAACGCAACGAATGGAGATGTACTTGGTAGAACCTATTATGATGATAGGGGTTACAAAGTAAAAGATATACATTTCACTAATCATAAGCAACCAGATAAACATCCTTACGGGAAAAAAGGTGAGCATGTTCATGACTATGTGTTTGATGATGACGGCAAGTTTATCAGTAGAACAACTAGAGAATTAACAAACAATGAAAGAGAGGAGAACTTAGATATATTATGGCGATACTAGATGATTTACAAGCGTTATATGATAACGGCTGGGACGCCTCTTTTGTCTACAAAGGACAAGATTGTGCTATCTTACCCAATTCTGCAACGGACATTCAGGTCTCTATAGGAGCCCAAACATATGTAGTGTCCTCTCTTGATGACTTAATAAACTTAGATATTGACGGTCAAAAATTGTCAAATATCATGTCTAAAACAGAAGTACAATACTATTAGCGCTTAGTACATTCTAGGCGCTTTTTTCATGCAATAAATTGCTATAAACCGCTATAAACCTATGGAAGTCCATCAGGTTTTTTCTTTTGCCCTGGAGCATGGCGTAAAACTGTCTTAATTTGTCCATGTGACGTAAAAAAGGAGGAGTTAAGACATGAGTCTTAAACGTGAAATGTTAGTTGAGGCAGGTATCGAGGACAAGGGTGTCATTGACAATATTATGCAAGCGTACGGTGCAGGTATTGAAAATGCCAAGTCACAAGCCAAGTCGGAACTGCAAGCCGAAAACGACACATTAAAACAACAGCTTGAGCAACAAACCCAAGCTATTCAGGATCTACAGGCCAAAGAGGGAGCGAGTGCTGAAAGCAAACAACAGCTTGAAGAACTAAAAGCCCAATTTAACCAGTACAAGCTGGATAGTGAGGCAAACCTTGCTCAGATCACTAAAACAAACGCTGTAGCCCTTGCTTTGAAAGACGTAGGAGCTTACAACTCAGAGGACTTGATGAAATTCATTGACCTAGAAAAAATCGAGCTAGGGGAAGATGGAAAACCTCAATTAGAGGACACAATCAACTCACTCAAAGAGTCAAGCCCTTACCTATTCCAAGCCGAGGACAAGCAGCCTAACCCTAATATCTCTGTGCACGGAAATCCACCAGCAGAAACTGGATACGATCATCTAAGCGCAGAGGACAAAGCCCTATTTGCGGGCTTTGATAGCGTATAAAACCAAAAATAAAGAAAAGAGGAATATTACACATGGTAGTAAATTACGCAGCTAAATTCGCTGAAAAAGTAGATGAGCGCTTTGCTAAAGAGGCCCTATCTACTGGTATTGTTAATCAAGATTTTGATTTTCTTGGAGTTGACACAGTCAAGGTCTACTCTATCCCAACATCAGGAATGAATGACTACAAGACAAATGGGCAAAACCGTTACGGTGACGCTGAGGAACTTGGAAATACAGTTCAAACTATGACAATGAAGAAAGACCGCTCTTTCACATTCACGATTGACAAGAAATCTGAGCAGGACACAAATGGTGTCATGGAGGCTGGAAAAGCCCTTGCACGTCAGTTGTCAGAAGTCGTTATCCCAGAAGTAGACACTTACCGTTTTGCAACAATCGTAGCTGGTGCAGCGCCTGAACATATTGCAACAGCAGCTGTGACTAAAGAGAATGCTTATGAGGCTGTTCTTGATGGTCAGGTTAAGCTCACTGACGCTCTTGTCCCAACAGCTGGCCGTGTCTTGCATGTGTCACCTAAGTTCTACAAACTCATCAAACTTGACCCAACATTTGTGAAAAATTCTGACCTTGGTCAAGAAATCACTATCAAAGGTCAAGTAGGTATGATTGACGGCTTGCCAGTAGTTTTGACACCTACATCACGCTTGCCACAAAAAGTAGAGTTTATTATCGCTCACCCTGTGGCTACTCCATCTCCTATTAAGTTGGAAGACTACAAGATCCACGACAACCCACCAGGAATTAACGGCAAGCTCGTTGAGGGCCGTATCCGTTACGACGCTTTCGTTCTTGACAACAAGAAAAAAGCTATCTACGTTCACAAATCAGCATAAGGAGGCTAGCTAATGGCTAAGAAGAAAGAAGAAACCACAGAGGAAGTTGTGGAAAACCAAGAAGTGACAGAGGAAGTTGTCAAAAAATCTGTTACTTTGACAAAAGACGGGGTTTCTTTCACTCTGTCTGACCCGATCATGATTTCAGCTTTTGAAAATCAAGGATACGAAGTGGAGGAATAAAGTAAATGGCTAAATTTAAAGCGACATCAAACGTTGTCTTTATCGTTGACGGCAAAGAGCAAAGCTATGACAAAGATGTAGAGTATGACATGGATGTCAAGACAGCTGAGGCGCTCAACGCCAAAGGTGAAATTACACACCCTGAGCTCAGCCCGTTCTTTGAACGTACTGACAAGGAAGAAAAAGCAGCAAAGGCGGATAAATAACACCGCCTTTTTTAATTGGAGGTGGTTACTATCGCTTATTTAACACAAGATGAATTTAATGATTTTGGTTTTGATGAAGTAGAGGACTTTGAAAAGCTACTACAGAGGGCAGAGATTGCTATCAACCTCTTTCTTAACAATTTCTACAGCTTTGTAGATTTTGAAAAAGAGATCGGGCACAGAAAGCAAGCTGTCAAGCTGGCTACGGCTTTCCAGGTAGCATATTTGGACGCTAGTGGGATCACTACGGCTGATGATAAGCAATCAGTTTCTACTGTGGTTCTAGGGCGTACTCATATCACTTACAAGAACTCCTCTAGCCAGTCTTTAGAGAGTGCTAGGTATAACTTATCACTTGACGCCTTGAATACTCTGAAATCAGCAGGATTTGGCTTTAGGGGGGTAGGTTATGACAGACATTGATAAACGGTTATTGATTGATACTGTAACAATTCAGAAAACCACAGGAGAAAAAGACGGATGGGGTAAAGAAGTATTTGAGAGCCCAGTGACCCTTAGAACTGTTAGGTTTGACAGACAGTATCAAGTGCAAGGCACGAAGAACAACCGCAAAGAGTCCAAGCCTAGCACATTATTTGTGTACCCTAAATATTGCCCTGTCATCTTAGACAAGACCTTTGAAAATGCCATTATCAACGACGGAGAACGTGACTACAGAGTGACCTCTGTGGTTCCTGTCAGTTATCCACACAAACAAAAAGTATTTTGCTATGAAGTGGAGTGTATCTGATGGGAACAAGCGTATCTGTTAAGGTTGATTTAAAGGGCATTGAGAAAAAGGTATCCCCAACGGCATTAGCAAAAGGGAAGTTAGCAATAGCTAATCAGATGTTGATTGACTTTACTCCTTTTGTGCCACGCAAAAGCGGTGAACTTAGTGGAAGTGGCCAAGCGACAAAAGACGGAGTTAAATATCCTGGACCTTATGCTAGAGCTCAATTTTACGGCTCAAGCTACAACAAGGTTAGGACGTTTGTCTTTAAGAAGTACACTACACCTGGAACAGGTAAGCGGTGGGACTTGAAAGCTGAGGCTCTACATTCTAGTGAGTGGGGGAAAGTCGGACTAAGAGCAATGGGAGTAAAAGCATGAATAACAATGATTTTTCAGAAGTCCTCAGAGATTTCATCAACACGCTAAACCTCTCTCTGACTTGTAGGCTTGACTACTTATCAGAGAAAGAGGACTTAGTGCTATATCCTTTGCCAGGTGGGAAGATTTTAAAAGAGTACATGAACGGCAAGCAGGACATTAGTCTTGTCTTTGAGGTGGCAATCAAAACGACTGATCACCAAAAAACAAGCTCTATTTTGTGGGCCATCAATCATGCTCTTGCTAATTTTAATCTGGATCTACCTAGCAAAAACAATTCATATCAATTCAGAGGCCTTGAAGTATCACAGCCATTCCTAAATGACCGTGATGAGCAAGGCTTTTATATTTACATGTTAGATGTAACGGCAAAATTAGAAACAAATGGAGGGAACTAAATGCCAAAAATGAAAAACGCCAAGCGCAAACACTTTCTTGCGCCATGGTTACCAACAGCACCATCTACTGAGCCAGGTAATGACGGGGGAAGGGGCGTGGGGAGGGGAAAAAACACCGCCGAGGCCGAAAACGACGAGGAGACAGATGACATTGCATACTACAATGGTGATGGCACTAAGAAAACAGTAGTAACATCTGTCAAAAACGGATACAGCTTTGAGGGCGACTACATCAAAGAGGATGAGGCTCAGGCCATTGTTGCAGGTATGCGCTTTAAAACTGGAGATGACCGTAATGTCTGGCTTAAAGTAGTAGAGTCTGATGGCAAAACTCAATACGTCGGAGTCGCTACTGTCTCAGGTATCAAAATTGGAGGCGGAGAGGCCTCTGAGTATGAGGGCTTTGAGGCAACTATCAGCTGGAATGCAGCACCTAAACAGTCTGCCGTAGTCGGTTAATGATTTGATCTAGGGGAGTGAACAGGCTCCCCTTTTTATTTTTGACTTAAAAATTAGTAGGAGAAAAAACAAATGGTAGTAATTAAAAAACGTGATAATGTCATCCCTGTTGACTTTGGAGAGTTCAAACTTGAATTTGTAGCCAATGACAAAAACATCCACAAAATGGAAAAACTTGGCACAATCCTTAAAATTGAGGGCGAAAAACTAGCTAAGACAGAAGACAGTAAGGCCTTTGAAACGGTACAAGACTTAGTCAAAGACTCTTGGACAGAGCTGTTTGACAAAGAGGCGTTTGACAAGGTTTACTCATTTTCTAATGAGTCTACAGTGGACACAATGGCCTACTTACTTGAGACAATCACTGGAGTCATCTCGGAATGGGAGAAACGTAACAACACAGACGCTCTCAAAAAATATCTAGGTGACTGATATGCTGGACCTATCAAGGAAATTGACAGATGAGTTAGTCCTTGGTGATGATGTGTATCCAATGAATATCGCTTTTAACAAGGTCTTGAAAGTGGTGGAGTTGATCAATGATGATGACATTGATGAGCTTTACAAGCCTTTCCTGGCTATTCAAATCTTGACTGGTGTAGATTTTACTCAGGCTTTAACTCCTGAACAGGCTACAGCAATCTTTAAGATGATTTTTGAGGAGCATATCAGAATTATTCCAGCTAAAGACACAGCACCAGTACTAGACCTTGCAGGGAACCCAATCAAGAGCAAGATACGCTCTAGGAGCCAATCCGAGGGAGGGGATCGTCTTTTTAGCTTGAAGTACGACGCTGAGTATATTTACTCATCATTTCTACAAGCTTACGGCATTGACCTTATAGACGCTCAGAACAACCTACACTGGAAGAAGTTCAACGCTTTACTAAATGGCCTACCTAGTGACACTAAGTTTGCCGAGGTGCTGAAAATACGCTCTTACAAGCCCCAAAAAGGGGACAGTAAGCAGTACAAGGAGAACATGAAGAAACTCAAAAAAGAGTATGCTCTACCTGATGAATTTGACTACTAATTTTAGAAAGGAGGTACACAATGGCAGATGGTTCAGTAACTATCAAGGTTGACATGGATGGATCAAATGCTCAGGCTGGAGTCAGTAAGCTCAAGTCACTTTTTGGAGGCCTTGAGAGTGCAGGGCAAAAAGTAGGCTCAGTATTCAAGTCAGTACTAGGTGCCAATTTGATTGGCTCAGCCCTTACTACAGGGATTGGGACTATTACTAGTGGTATCCGTGAAATGGCCTCTGAGCTCAACAGTTCACAGAAAGCCTGGAAAACTTTCGAGGGAAACCTCCAAGCCTTTGGACGATCAGCTGAGGAAATCAAGAAAGCAAAGGAAGAAATGCAAGACTTTGCGACAAAGACCATCTACTCAGCCTCTGACATGGCTAGTACCTACTCACAGCTTGACGCTGTTGGTACAAAAAATGTAGGTAGTCTAGTTAAGGCCTTTGGTGGACTTGCAGCCTCTGCTGAAAACCCAGCTCAAGCCATGAAATCACTGTCAACTCAAGCAACGCAGATGGCAAGTAAGCCTAAAATTGCTTGGATGGACTTTAAGATCATGATGGAGCAAGCTCCTGCTGGTATGGCTGCAGTCGCAAAAGAGATGGGAATGTCTACGGCTGATCTTGTAAAAGCTGTCCAGGATGGGAAAGTTAAAACTGAGGATTTCTTTGACGCTCTCAACCGAGCAGGGAACTCAGACGCTTTCCAAAAAATGGCCACAGAATTTAAAACTGTAGACCAAGCCATAGATGGAGCCAAGGAAAGCCTCTCTAATAAACTCATGCCAGCCTTTGAAAAGCTTAATAAGTTTGGTATCAAGGCAGTAAATGCAGTTTCAGACGCTTTGGACAAAATCAATTTTGACAGTGTAGCTGATAAGCTAGGAGCTTTCTTAGAGGGCATTGATATAGACGGTATCATCTCAACCGTGACAAGCGCTTTTGCTAACATCGGTAGTATTATTGGCTCAGTAAACACAGTCATCCAAGATTTAGTTGCAGGTGCTCAGACAGCCTTTGAGGCTTTTAAAAACACTGGAGCGCTTGACAATGCTGGTCAGGCACTCAAAGACTTATCAGAGGCAGCGCTTGACCTAGCAAGTAAATTGGCAAACGCTATCCCATGGGAAACTATCGGAGAGTCAGCTGGTAAAATCGTCAATTTTGTTTCACAGATGGCGAGCTCATTTGCTAAGTTTATCAAAGGGCTTGACCCTAACACTATCAGAAATGTAGCAACCGCTCTAGTGACCATGGCTGTAGCCTTAAAAGGCATTCAGACTGGAGTGGCAATCGCCAAAGGTCTCAAGTCAGCTTTTGATTTTGGAAAAACAATCATAGGCCTAATCGGTAACATCTTAGGGCTTACCACGGCTCAACTTGCAAACGCTGGAGCAAGTGCTGCAATGAGCGCTGGTAATACAGCAGTCGGAACAACGGCCGCTACAAGTGCCAGCTCAGTCATGCAACTAGGTGCCGCAGTCCTTATGATTGGGGCAGGTGTCTTGATGGCAGCCGCTGGAGTCTATATCTTAGTACAAGCTGCTATACAATTATCATCAGCTGGAGCTGGTGCTGCTATCGCTCTTGTCGCTATTGTGGCAGGGATTGCCTTGCTTGCCGTGGGTGCCGCTGCAATCGGTCCAGCATTAACAGTAGGCGCAGTCGGTATTCTAGCCTTTGGCGCTGCAATCGCTCTAATTGGAGCAGGTGTCGCAGTCGCTGCGCTAGGGATAGCCGTATTAGTTGACGCTATCGCTAATGGTTTCGCCTTGACCATCAACACGATTTCAAGTAATGCGCCTCAGATTATTAGCATTATTCAGGCAATCGCTGAGGGTATTCGGACAGGCATGGATGGTGTAGCTAATATCATCATCTCTGTAGGCACAGCCATCAATACTGCTCTACAAGGTATCGCTGATATTTTCAAGTCAGTTGGAGAGTCAATCTCTACGGCTGCTCAAGGTATCGGTAAGGGCATTGAGAGTGTATTCAATGGCATTTCAACGGTCATCAGCTCAGTTGGTGGTGCAGTTAGGACGGTTTTAGATGGGATCGCTAATGTATTCACATCTATTGGAACAGCTGCTAAAAATGCAGGGCAAGGCGTGAAATTGATGGCTGAGGGTATTCAGATACTTGTAGGCCTCAACTTAGCTGACCTTGCAGGAACTTTGACAGTTGTTTCTGCTGGCCTTGCTGCTATCGCTAACTCAGGTATCGCTACAGCTGGAGCTGGATTGCAACAGGCAGGCACAGGATTGATGTTGATAGCTACATCAGCTCAACTAGCAAGTGTGGCTATGCAGTCACTACCTACAGCTCTATCATCCCTAAGCACTAGCCTCAGTACACTACCTGAAACATTAACAATGGCAAGTACAGCCATGAGCACCTTTGCTACATCAGTCATGAGCTCATTTGCGAGCCTTGGGGGCTCTGTGGCAAGCGTTACGGCTCTACAAGTAGGAATGATGTCTCTAGCTAATGCAATGATGATGGCTCAAAGCGGAGCCTCTATGATGGCCTCTACATTGTCGATGATTAACTCATCAGCTGCATCAGCCTCATCAGCTATGTCTCAACTTGCTACAGCAATCAGCTCAGCAATGACTCAGGCTCTATCATCTGTGCAAGCAAGCATGATGATGATGGTCACAGTAGTCTTACAGTCATCAATTCAAATGACTCAAGCTGGTCAAAAGGCTGGACAAGGGGTGTCCAGTGGTGTGACAAATGGTATCCGCTCAGGCGTTGCCTCAGCGACATCAGCAATGTCATCCATGGTCAGCTCTATCCAATCTACAGGGATGAGAGGCGTTTCCACTATGCGCTATGTAGGCTCTATGATTGGTCAAGGTTTAGCAAGTGGTATGTATTCAGCTCTAGGGGCTGTGACAGCTGCAGCTAATGCCCTTGTCGCTCAAGCTGAGAGAGCTGCACAGGCTAAGGCCAAAATCCATAGCCCATCAAGACTATTTAGAGATAATGTCGGACGCTATATTGCTCAAGGTATCGCTGTAGGTATTGAACAGAATAGCTCTGATGTGGTTGATAGTCTAGCTTATGTCCAGGATGAAATGTCAGCGTTCAAATTTAAAGCTGAGGATTTGCTAGGGCTAGGTAATGGCACACTATCAAGTCAATTCAAGCTAAAATCACTCACAGAGAGAGCTGAGACAAGTCAGATTGAGGTCATCCGTGACCAAGCTGACAAAGCTCTTGCTAAAGCTCTTGAAGTGGCTGAGGAGGCTGTCAAGCGCCCTGTGAATATGGTGCTAGATGATGGGGCTCTAGTTGCTAAAATCGGACAACCAATGACTGATTATCAAAATGACAAGCTAATGCTAGATAACATGATGAGAGGGATTATCTAATGAATAATGACACAATCACAATCAATGGATTTGACCTCTCTGAGGTCATTGACATCATTGAAATTATCAGACCAGTAGGAAATGAGCGCAATATCACTACTAATGACGCTCCGCTTTTGGGAGTAAACCTGCAAGAGGTAAGAACAGGCGCTAAAGTCATCAAAGTCAAGTTTGCCATGCAGTATGGAAACGGCATGACACTAGAAACAGCCAAGCACAAATTGGCTGGTGTATTTAACACCTCAGAGGCCGTCAAGGTAGTCATCACAGATGAGCCTGATAAGTACTACATGGGTCTTGTCAGAGGAACTGTGGACATGGAGAATGTTACAAGATGGTTCCAAAAAGGCGAGTTTGAGCTCTTAGTCCCTGATGGTGTTGCTCATAGCTCTACTTATAGACGCTTTGAAAATGGTCAGGAACAGAGGGACAAAATTGTCTTTGATCTCACAAATGATGGAAATGTCAAGGCTTTTCCTGTAGTGAAAGTCAAGCACAATGCAGAAAATGGCTACATCGGTCTTGTCAATGTTAGTGGGGCTCTTGAAATCGGAGACAGAAAAGAAGTTGACAGCGAAACAGTCAAGCGCTCTGAGGTTTTGCTTGATTTCAGGGGCGACAATATCGCTCAGGCTATTGCTAGAGCAACAAAAAATGTATCAGTGACTAACAGCCCAGAGAATTTAACAGGCACATCTGAACTGGTTACAATAGATGGTAAGAAACGTGTCAAGCTAAGAGAGCGGTTTAGCGGTACATATAATGCCAGCTACTCATCAAGTTTGTCATGGGAGATACCAGCTGACTCAGCAGGTCAAAAAGGCTCCCTCAACGACTACATTTTTTGTAAGTTGGTCTATCAGCTGGACTCAGTCTCTCAATGTGGCTTTATTAAAGTGACCGTGACTGATAATAATAATCAATTTCTGTATGGTATTGAGACTTATAAACGCTATAACGGTCTCTACTGTGGTTTCAATGTTTTTGTAACAAACAATAATAATGACTATAATTTCTTAAAAACTTTGGATTTTGACTCATCTAGTGACCAAAACAGAAATCCATTTGCTAAGGCAAGAGGACAGTTTGAAATCAAGAGAAATGATGAGAAACTGCAGGTCTATTTCAACGGCTCTCATTATAATTTTTCTGTACCTGAAATTAGAGGTAAGAAATCAGCTAAAATCCATGTCACGATAGGGGCTTTTCACGGAAAGTCAATCATCCCTCACTTGTATCTTGATGAGTTGATGTATCGTAAGGATTTTGTGTCAGTTGTAAATGATTTGCCTAACCGCTATCCTATAGGTTCTAATGTCATCCTTGATAGTGAGAATGACTCAGTTACAGTAGACGGCATTGAGAAATCCTCTGATGTTGTCCAGGGCTCAAAATTCTTGAGTATCCCACCTGGTAGAAGTCAATTAGAGATCTATTGCTCAAGCTGGGTCAAGACTAAGCCTACAGTCACGGTAGAATTTAAAGAAAGGTATCTATAGCAATGTTATTGACAATACATGACTCAAGTTTGAGAAAAGTGGCTTTTGTGGATAATGAGAAACAGGGGACGTTAAACTATTTCAATGATACCTGGGCTAGATACCTTGAGACAGCCTCTAGTACATTTGATTTTACGGTCTTTAAAAAGGCAATTATCTCTGATGTAGGGCAGAAAAGAACCTACAATGCTCTCAATGAAAAGGCTTTTGTTTCATTTCAGTATAAAGGCAAGACTTATCTACATACCATCCGAAAAGTTGAGGAGAATGAGAAAGTCATCAAGTGCCATGGTATCAACTTAAACCTTGAGCTTATCAATGAGTACGCTAATCCATATAAGTCTCCTAAAGCTATGACTTTTAAAGAGTTTTGTGAGGCTATGGACTTGCTCAACTATACTTTCTTGAAAATTGGCGTTAACGAAATTTCAGACAAGAAAATTTCTGCTGAGTGGGAGGGTACAGATACCAAACTTAATAGACTGTTAAGTCTAGCCAAGAAATTTGACGCTGAAATCGAGTTTGACACACAGCTCAACGATGACAGCTCTATCAAGTCATTTACAGTCAATGTCTATCATGAGCACGATGACAACCATCAAGGGGTGGGGCGAGTAAGCTCAACAGTCCTAGAGTATGGTAAAAATCTAAAAACAATCACTAGGACGATTGACAAGACTGGGATTTATAACTCAGTCAGGCCTACTGGTAAGGATGACCAAGGCAATGAAATTGATATTAGTAGCCTTGGCGAGTGGTCAGTAAAAAATGCAAAGGGAGAGCTTGAATTTTATCAAATGGGAGCCTATCTAGTGGCTCCTCTCTCTATGCAGATGTATCCGTCCACGTTCACACACTCAACAGGTACACTAGACCAGTATACCCGTAAAGATATGACGGTTGAGAGCAAAAGTCCTGAGACCATCCGCTCTATCGCTTTTCGTGAACTGAAAAAGAATTGCTACCCTGCAGTCACTTACGAGGCTGAGGGGTTCGCAGATCTTGATATTGGAGACACAGTCAAGGTCTATGATGACGGCTTTAGCCCTACGCTCTTACTTGAGATGAGGGTGTCTGAGCAAACTATCAGCTTTACTAATCCAAAAAATAACAAGACCACTTTCTCAAATGCAAAAGCGCTTGAGAATAGACTATCTCAGGGCATTCAGCAACAGCTAGACAGAATGATAGAAGAGGCTAAGCCTTACACTATCAAACTTGCCACAGATAACGGTGTAGCCTTTAAAAATGGTCAAGGTCAGACGATTGTGACACCTACCCTCATGAGAGGGAATAAGGTCATCAATGCTGGCTGGCGTTGGACTGTAGATGGTGTCATCAAGTCTACAAGCGCTAGGTACACTGTAAGAGCCTCAGACATCAATCAAAAGATGGTTTTGACGGTGTCAGCATGGATTGATAACAAAGAGGTGGCCTCTGAGCAGTTGACTCTTATCAATACGTCTGACGGAACGGCAGGAAAAACTCAGTACTTGCATAGAGCTTGGGCCAATTCAGAGGACGGACGTGACGGTTTCAGCACAACATCAAGTACCAACAAGCGCTATTTTGGTACTTACACTGATTTCACTGAGGCGGACAGTCAGGATCCTACAAGCTACAACTGGACAGCTCTCTTTGATAATGTGAGGGTTGGCGCTCGTAACTTTGCACTAGGAACTGCTAGAGCAACTATAGGAAATCAAGGGAAAATCTATACACTAGCTCAATCAGCTCATACTTGGCCAACAGTTCAACCACTTTATTTAACTTTTGACTATGTGGCCTCTGAAACTATTAAAGGTTTTAGGGTTAATCGTGTAATTAAGTATAGAAACGGTTCGTCAGAACAGTGGGATTTTACTACTGATGATAAAGCCTTAGGAATACAACACATAGATACTACATCTGTTAAATCTGGCACGTATTCTCAACCTTGGCTGTGGAAACCATACTCAAACGGTAGGACAAGTGATCTAATTGAAGAGATTGCCTTGTATCTAAATTTTGAGAAAGGTTCAGATGGAACGGTCATCATCTCAAATCTAAGAGTCAATACCGGGACAATCCCTATTGATTGGATACCAGCTCCTGAGGATGTTGAGGATAGCCTTAATTCTAAAGCAGATCAAGGGCTAACTCAGGAACAACTGAATGCTCTCAATGAGAAAGCTGGAATTATCCAGGCTGAGCTTGAGGCAAAGGCTAGCGCTGACACACTTGATAATTGGATAAAGGCTTACAAGGACTTTGTCCAATCTAACGAGACCGCAAGGGTGCAAGCTGAGAAAGATTTGATTTCAGCTAGTCAGCGTGTTTCAAACATTGCCAAAGATTTGGGAGAATTATCTGACCGCTGGAATTTCATCGATACCTATATGAGTTCCTCAAATGAGGGGCTTGTTATTGGTAAGAATGATGGCAGCTCTAGCATGATGTTCAACCCTAACGGCCGTATCTCAATGTTTAGTGCTGGTGTAGAGGTTATGTATATTTCTCAAGGTGTTATCCACATTGAGAACGGGATTTTCTCTAAGACTATCCAAATAGGCAGATTTAGAGAAGAGCAGTATCATATCAATCCTGATATGAATGTCATCAGATACGTTGGTTAGAAAGGAGTAAAATGGCTAAATTTAGTAATTCAAGTGGGAGCTTGTATCTCAATGTCTATGTAGATCAGGGCTCTCAGAGTATCACAGCTAACACCTCAACGGTAAACTGGAGAGTAACAGTTAGCCGGACGGGCGCCTATTACACTCATAACCATCAAGGAGACAGTACGTTGTCTCTCAATTTAGATGGCAGTAATGTGCATTACAGCTATCCGACGTGGGAGACCTCAGGCGAGGAGTACACGCTAGCTAGTGGCTCAAGTACAATCTCACACAATGCGGATGGGACTAAAAAACTCCCTATTTCTTGTACGTTCAATCCTAACAATGGTTTGCATGGGACTATCACAGTATCAGCTAGTCTCAGCCTGACAACTATACCACGCTCTAGCTCTGTAAGCGTGAGCCCTGGAGTCATTGGCAGTTCAGTTACAATCAATATTAACCGTCAAAGCTCAAGTTTCAAGCATACAGTGCGCTATTCATGGGCAGGTAAGTCAGGGACGATTGCAACGAATGTAGACACATCTGCTACATGGTCAATCCCTATTGATTTTGCTACTGACATCCCAAACTCAGCGAGTGGGACAGGGACGATCTTTGTAGATACCTACTCAGGGAATACAAAGACAGGAACGCAGTCAACCACACTGACGGCTAGCGTGCCAGCAAATGTAAAACCCACATTTACAGGAGTTTCCTTGTCAGACTTGAACGGTGCTGCTCAGAACCTTATCCCAAACGGTAACACGTTCATTCAGGTAATCTCTAACATCAAAGTAGCGTTTAATGGTGCAGTCGGTTCTTACGGCTCATCCATCACTGGATACTATGCCGAAATCGTTGGCAAAAACCAGTCCACAAGTTCAAACGGTGGCAGTCTAGGCATTATGAACTATCACGGCACCATTAAAATCAGAGCAAGCGTCTCTGATAGCCGTGGTAGATGGTCTGATACTAAAGAGGTATCTGTAACCGTGCTTGAGTATTTTGCTCCTGCTCTTAGCTTTAGCATAGCAAGAACGGGCTCAACCTCTAGCACCTTGACCGCTACGAGAAATGCCAAAATCGCCCCTCTGACCGTATCAGGAAGTCAAAAAAACACTATGACCTTGACATTCAAGGTTGCAAGGCTTGGGACTACTAACTTTCAAGTGGATACAGGACCAGCCACTGGATCCTGGACAAGTATCTCAAACCTAGTCAATTCTCAGGCTAATCTTGCAGGCAATTATCTAGCTAATCAGTCATGGGTTGTAATCGGAACGCTTGAGGACAAATTCACTCGTACTGATTTCATGGTCAACGTGGCCACAGAAAGCGTAGTCTTGTCTTATGACAGGTCAGGGATTGGGGTCAATAAAATCCGTGAACGTGGAGCCTTGGATGTTAAAGGTGACATATATGTAGATGACAAACCTATTCAGCAGTATCAACTTACTAATAATGACAGTAGTTTGTCAAAAAATAGTGCTCAATGGGATGATGTTTGGAACAAGCAAGGGACAGAATTCGGGTGGAGAAATGGTAAGTACGCAGACAACCCTACTGGTAACGATTGGGGCCTATTTCAAAACTATTGGCTTGACAGTTGGAAAGGCGTGCAATTTTTTACAGGAGTATCCTCAAACAGGTTTTTCTTTAGGTCTTACAATAACAATACTGAGTGGAAACCGTCGCAATGGAAAGAAGTTGCTACCAAGGACGATATTCAGAGTCACACTCAAGGCACTGATTGGCAAAATCTACCATTGCAAAATGGGTGGCAACGTCATCAGCAGCACAATGATGTACAATATTCAAAGTCTTTTGATGGAGTAGTATTTTTGCGTGGAGTTGGGACGAAAGGAAAGACAGCTTACGGAACGGTCATAGCTCAATTACCAGTGGGATTTAGACCGTTACATTCAACTTACGTTTTTGCGCTCAACGATGATTTCACAGTCGCGGTTTTATGCATTTTAACATCGGGAGAAATAGTTGTCAAAAATAACGTAGATAATACATGGCTTAATTTTGATAATATTTCATTTAAAATTTAGAAAAAGGAGAATATATGAAACTAGAATACGGTTCAAAATCTTTAGAATATGATGGAAGTGGTGCAGTATCAGCCACTAAGATCACACTTGTCAACGCAAACGGGGCAAATGTCCCAATCTTATTGCCTGCTGATAAAATCAGCTTATCAAACACAGAGCTTTTTGAATTAGCTTTGGAGTCGCTCTATGAGGAGAATTTCCCAAACCGAGCAGAAAACGAAAAATTCAGCAAAGTAGCTCAAGAGCTACAAAAGAACAAAGAGGCAACGGATAAAGCTGAGCAAGCTGCTAGTGAAAATAAAGAAAACCTTGATACTGTTTCAGCTATCACTGAGGTCTTGATTGCCTTGGCAGTATCTCAAAATGGAGGTATGCCTACCCACGCTTATGGAAAGGTAGCAGCATTCATCAAGCCTCTTGCCAAGGACACACGTTACTCAAACGGAGACATCATCTCAGGTGCTTATCCATTTGAAACCAATGCCAAATGGCCAAAAGGCACGCAAACTATCTTTAAGTTTCAAATGCAAGCCACAGAGGGCTATACATACAAAGAGCAATCACTTGCTGGAATGCTACAGCAAGGTGTCTTGACCGTTGTCATGCCACGGATTGATTAGATAGGGGGAGGTTATGACATGGGTTGATATATTTGAAAAAATAATAAATGCCTTGACAAACCCTACAACGATTGGGGCAGTTGTCGCTGGTTGGTTTGGGGTTCGGACAATAAAGGCTGGAAACTTGAACAAACAACAGTTTCACGAGCTCAAAGATGAGCTAGGCACTATCCACTCATCAGTGAATGACATTCGAGAAGTTGGAGAGGATAACAACAGGAAAATAAGTGAGGTTAACGATAAGCTAGTAGTACATGATGAGGCTCATCTAGTTACAATGTATCTGAGATTAGAGAGAGACATGACTACGGCTATCAATCGTGGATATACCACGGTTCATGAGTCTGACATTATCCATAAAATGCACTCAAGCTACAAGAAACTAGGTGGCAATGGATACATTGATAGTCTGTATAGCAAATACAACATTTTAGAAGTGAGAGCCTAGTAGGCTCTCTTTTTATTAGAAAGGAGGGCAAAAATTGGAAAAAATCATCAACAAAAAGATAGAACTGACAAGCAATATCAGAGGGATTGATAAGCTCCAACATGAGCTCTACAGCAAAGATAAAGAGATAGCTGAGTTTCATTTCACGATGAATGAGCTCACCGCTGAGAAAGTGATCTGTCTCTTTCACTTTAAGGGCACCAAGCGCTATAAAGAGGTAGAGGCTACCATAGAGGGCAATAACTTTACAGTCAAGTTTGATAACTCATTGATAATTGCTAGTGAGACGGTCGTAGGATACATCTATTTTGAGAAAGTTGAAAAGTCAGCTGATGTATATGCTTTTTCATTCAATGTCAAAATCTCTGAAATTGACAAGGCTACTCAGGCGCCTATTATGGAGCAAAAGACAAAGCGTGTCATAGACGTCAAGGATATTGTGACAAAGAATGAGCTTGAGAGCTTATTGCCTAAAAACAATGCTCCAGGCGTAGCTTATGATGACAGTGAGCTGAGGGCAGAGCTTGCAAGTAAGGCTAATCAGAGCGAAATAGCCCATATTTTGGACGATATTGAGGTCTTAAAGGCTAAACCTGACAACAATACCATCTATGATGACAAGCCTCTTGTAGGACGTGTAGAGGCTTTAGAGAATAAGCCAAGCGTAGACACTAGCAATTTAGTGACAAGAGATGAGTTGGATAGTAAAGGTTATCTCACTCAACATCAGAGCCTGGACGGATACGCTAAAAAGTCAGAAATCCCTCAGCCGTACAATGACAGTGGAGTTAAACAAAGACTTTCAGCCATCGAGCAAAAAGAGCCTCAAAAGCTCAGCCTAAGTGGGAATACTGTCAGCTTATCAGGTGGAGGGGGTAGCATTGTCTTACCAAGCGCTCCAGCCAATACAGGTGGGCAAGCCAATGAATATGAAATCCATGGCGTGGGTATGCCTAATGGGCGTGTTGCTGCTCCAGTGGGGACTACCTATGTTGATACAGCAGTCACTAACAGAGCTCTGAAATGGATAAAGCGCTCAGGAACAGATAATCAAGGCTGGGAGGTGCTGACAGGGGACACAGGGTGGAGAAAATTGCCAGCTCTATCAGTGCTAGGAGCCTCAGCGGTGCACGTTCGCCGTGTTAACAACACAATCACATACCGATTTGATGGGCTAAGCTGGGGATGGTTTGGTATTAAACGTCGTAACTCTCCAGGATATGCAGCACATCCTAGCAACCGAGAAAAGATGTTGTTCATTTTAAATAATGGAGCAATTCCATACGGTTTTAGAGCGCCATTCTCTTTAATCGGTCAAATCTTTAATGATAGCGGTGTGCCTTATGGCACATGGTATGTGGGCTCAGCTGCTGACGCTAATCATTTGCGTTTTCAGTTTACTGACCCAGTACCGACTGACCGTGATATTGGAGATATTCGGGTGTCATTGATATCATACATCACAGACGACCCCTGGCCTGAGCGTTTACCGTAACTAAGAAATAAACAAATAAAAGAAAAGAGGAATTAAAAATGAAAATTAACTGGAAATTACGCTTTAAGAATAAAGCGACTCTTGCTGCTATCGTTGCTACAGCAATCTTGCTAGCGCAACAACTAGGCTTTAAATTGCCTGACAATATCAATGATGTAGCTAATACAGCTCTTACATTGCTTGTATTGATTGGGGTTGTTTCTGACCCTACTACATCAGGATTGTCTGACAGTACGCAAGCTCTGGACTATGATCAGCCAAAGAAAGGATAAGATAAGACATGTCAACTAAAGCAGAAGTATTACAATTTGCCCATAATCTAGCAAATAGTGGAATGGGCGTGGACAACGACGGTGCGTATGGTACGCAGTGCGCAGACCTGCCATGTTACATCATGCGTCAATTTTTCGACGTCAGCCTATATGGGAATGCCTATGACTTGCTAGCCTCAGCTGAAAGCCAAGGAGTAGATGTCCGTTATGATGCCGCTTATCCTGAGGCTGGCTGGATCTTCGTCAAGAGCTTTGTAGCTGGCGACGGTGTCAACTACGGACATACAGGTCTCACTGTTGAAGATAGTGACGGCTTGACTGTCAAGACTATTGAGCAGAATATCGATGGAAACGCTGATTTCTTGGAAGTCGGCGGCCCTGCTCGTTATCATGAGCGAACAGTTGGGGAAATCGTTGGTTATATCGTGCCTCCTTACGAGGACGGCACAGATGACGTCTCAGAAGTTGAGACAGAGCCAACAACTGACGAGATTACACTTGAGGAAGAAGACGGTACATTTACAGTCGGTGAGGCTCATATCAATGTACGACGTGCTCCAAACCTAACAAGTGATGTCGTGGCAGTTTATGAACCAGGAGAGACCGTTCAATACGACTCTAAAGGTTCAGCTAATGGCTACCGTTGGATCAGTTTTGTAGGTGCCTCTGGCAGCCGAAACTATATGGCTATCGGACAAACTGACGAGGCTGGGAATCGTATCACTCTATGGGGTACTATAGACTAAAATTACTAGAAAGCAAAATAGATTACACTAAAACCGCAGGCATTTGCTTGCGGTTTTTTTGTTTATCTGAAAGTAGTTTCAGAATTTAAAAAATAATGATTTTTTCACGAATAGATAAGTAAGGAGGATGAACAAATGGAAATCTTAAATATTGAACTGACAAGCATTGATAAAACCGATCTAGGTTTTGAGCATTGGGTAGATGTAACTTACCAAGTGCCAATTTTGAAAAATAAGTACACGGTAAAACTACTGGTTTTACTGGATTTCAAAGTAGAAGATAAAGAGTTACTAGACTACCTAGTCATGAGCTGGAAATATCGTGATCTCGTGTTACATTCATTGCAGATGTATGAGATGGAAAAAAACAATAATTTTACTATCCTTGATTGAAATGAGGGATAGTAAAACTCTCTCTATATTCTCCACTTGATGACAATGCTATCAGCTGTGACTTGCACTTTTCTGATCAAGGCTCTGACTATGGTCTTTTGAGACTCATAGTCCATCTTGTAGATATCTCCCTTGCTCAGAGATTGCTTGATAGTACTTTTAGTTTCCTCTTGTTTGAGTGCTGGGTCATCCTCTAGCTCTTTTTCTAACAAGGCTCTCATGCTTAGAAATTCGCTTGACTTGCTCTGTAGTTCTTCTAGGGTAATTCTGTCATCTATAAGAGGCTCCATGGAGTCCCCTGCTACCTTAGCGATAGTGTCATAGCTCTCTGGCACATCATCAGCTCTGAGCTTGACTTCCATGTGTAAGTTATCCTCTTGAAAAGTTCCATGACCTGCAGCTACTAAACCCTCAACATAAGCTGTGACAAAATCTTCCTGAGACTTTTCAAAAATGGATAGAGGGGTAGCACTCTCTTGCTCCTCAAGTTGAGCCTGAGCATAATCCAAGACTTTTTCTTGTCTATCTCTTGAGAGTTTGCTATAGACGGGTAAGATCTCAGCCTGATCTAAATCAATCCCGTTAAAATAATCTAAAGGGACATCAAAGAAATCAGCAAGGATTTTGACAGATGAGAGTCTAGGTTCTTCTCTATTATTCTCCCATTTTGAAATTTTACCCTTATTAAAGTTGATAGTGTCAGGATATTCCTTGTTCAATATATCCGCTAACTCTTCAAGAGTTAGATTATGGCTTTTTCTAAGCTCTTTTATTTTATTTCCTATCATTGTTGTTGCTCCTTTTCTATAGATAGAATACCATAAAAGTTGCGAAAACACAAATTTTTTTAAAAAAAATAAAAAAAGTTGTTGACAACGAAAATTAAAAGAGTATAATAGGCTTATAACCAAGTTGCGAAAACGCAACTAAAAAGAAAGGAGATGTCTATGGCAGGTGTATTGGAATTAGATAAACCATACCATAATTTAAAGGGTATCATTGTCTCAAAAGGATTGAAACAGAATGATATTGCTGATAAGTTAGGGATGGATAAGTCAACATTGAGTGTAAAGCTCAACCGATACAAAGGGCGAGATTTTACATTCTCAGAGGCAAGCAAGCTGGCAGAATTGCTAGGTATCAAGATGGAGGATTTCTAGCAGTATTTTTTTACTCTAAAAGTTGCGAAAACAACAACAAAGAAAGGAGCAAATATGAATGAACTCATCAACGTAACTCTGAATGATAACCATGAGCCAGTAGTGTCAGGTAGACAACTACATGAGGCTTTAGATGTCAAAACAAAATATGCCGACTGGTTCAATCGAATGATTGACTATGGCTTTGCAGAAAATCAAGATTTTTTGCTTCTCAAAAATGAGCAGCAAACAGGGCGAGGTGGTCACAATAAAGTTGACCACATCATCAAGCTAGACATGGCCAAAGAAATTGCCATGATACAGCGAACGGAACGAGGCAAGCAAGTCCGACAATACTTTATACAAGTAGAGAAAGACTTTAATAGCCCTGAGAAAATCATGGCAAGAGCATTGCTCATGGCTGATCAGAAAGTCCACAAGCTGGAGGCTCAGATTGAGGCTGATCGTCCTAAAGTACTCTTTGCTGAGGCAGTCAGTGCTAGTCACACATCCATCCTAGTTGGAGAGCTTGCTAAACTACTCAAGCAGAATGGGGTAGACATGGGAGCTAATCGCTTATTTAATTGGCTCAGAGCTCATGGATATCTCATCAAACGCAATGGGCGTGACTGGAACATGCCTACACAAAAGAGCGTAGAAATGGGACTCATCAGAGTCAAAGAAACCAGTATCACACACGCTGACGGCCACATCACAGTTAGCAAGACGCCACTTGTCACTGGTAAGGGCCAACAGTACTTTATCAACAAGTTCCTTGATCAGGAATACTTAACAGGATAGAAATAAAAAGCCCCTCTGGAACGGCAATTCCATTGAGGGACTAAGCAAAATACTTTACGAGGTAATTATATCATGAAAACAGTAAAAAAGGAATGGGAGCCACGGATTGTAAACATCATGGCAGATGGTTCTCAAGTTGACGATCTGACAGGATATGTCATCCCTGCTAGTCATTCCTACTATGACATCATTTTAGGAATGCACAAGTAAGAGTTACAGAAAGGGGCTTAAATATGAGGTATGCAGTACATAATCAGGAACACCAACGAGAACTACACTCAACTGAACAACCACTCAGCTCAAAACTCAAATCTGAGCTTACAAGCTAAAGGATTGCTATTGGTACTGATGTCTAACAAGGATACATGGCGCCCTTACATTGATGAGCTTTCCAAACGCTCTAGGAATGGGCGTGACGCTCACAGGGCAGCTTTTGACGAATTGAAAGAGGCTGGCTATATCCGTATCTATCGCAAGAGCTTTGGTCGTGGCAAAGGTATCCAAAATTTTCCTTTAGTTCAAGATGTACCAATTTCAGATAGTTATTGGGAGTATTGGGTAAGCAATCTCGAAAAAGAGTTATCCACAGAATAGTAAAAGGGTTTATTTACAACTTACTGATTTTACAAAGTTGAAAAGTTCAAAAGTTGAATTTTACAAAGTTGAAAAGTTCAAAAGTTGAAAAATCCGACACTAATAATAACTAATAAATAATAATAACTAATTTAATAATAATCTAAGCCTTACGGCACTAATTTAGTAATAACTACTAACTTACAACAAACTACTACTAATCTAAATAAAGAAAAGGATAACTGAGTTATCCACAGGAGAAAAATCATGATTGACAAAGACCAAATTATCAAAGCACAACAAGAAAAAATTGAACGCATTGAACAGCTACAAGAAGATCTACATAGATTATCCATGCTTGGATTGCTAACAGTAAAACTTTTGGGACTACCTAATGAGTTAGAAATTTCATTGAAAGTAACTCACGACATCTCACATGTCATCAAGGATGTATTAGATGGAATGAGCCCTCAAGAGGCTATTGAGGAGAACATGAAAGAAGATGATAAGGAGGAAGAATAATGTTAGCAAAACTAAAAGAATTTTTTGGACTAGATGACCTTTGGGCTGACGGCCAATCAAAATCAAACAGCAATCTAATTGATGTCAGAACCCTCCAAGCCGAAAACAAACAACTTAAGGCCATCATCAAACAACAAAACGACCTACTAAAAGAGCTCTCTGAGGAAAATATGGAGCTTGGACGTAGTCGTAGACAGTACGCTGACACAGTCGCAATGCAACAGCGCCTAATTGATGTCTATCAAGACATGGCAGGGTAGGAGGTAGCACATGGACAGAGGACTATTTGGCACCTTTGACTATGACCGTGATTACTTGCAGCCTCCTGAACCAATGGAAGAACGTGACCCAGCTGATTGGGTTTTCAGCGCTGGTCAATGGATTTATGTAGGAGATTGCTAGCCTATGGATAGAGAGCACTATGAGGACAATGTCCACTGGAGAAAGAGGCAGTTAGACACTTGTCATAAGTTGGGCACTATTATCAACGAACAACAGGACAAAATAGTCTCACTTATGAACGAAAACAACCGCTTAAAGCGTGAAAATTGGAACTTAAAACACAATAGAGGTAGAAGAAAATGAGTTACGAACAAATTTCAGAGTCAACATACTATCAAAACATAAGCTACTGGAACAAAGTTGCACAAGATTATAGGGCGCTAGGCGGTCTAGGAATTTGTGACGACGAAACAGGCGAAGAACTTTATACAGTATAAGGAGAAGAAAATGACTAATAATCAATTATCAACACAACAGGCTAAACGTGACATTTCTGTCAATGCCCTTGACTGGACATTTGAAGACATCAAACGCTACTTTGATCCTCAGAATTTACTTACTGAGAAACAGGTGGGACAAGCTTTGTCACTTATCAAAGGGCGTAACCTAAACCCTCTAGCCAACGAGGTCTACATTGTAGCCTATAAAAACCGCAATGGGGGGACAGAGTTCAGTTTGATTGTCTCTAAAGAGGCTTTCTTGAAACGTGCAGCCCAGAACAAAAACTATGAGGGATTTGAGGCTGGCGTGGTTGCTGTAGATAAAGATGGCGTTATGCACGAACGCAAAGGGGCTCTTATGCTACCAGGTGATACTTTGGTAGGTGGTTGGGCTAGAGTCTATCGCAAAAATTTCAAAGTACCTGTAGAAATTCAGGTATCTCTTGAAGAATACAACAAGAAACAAAGCACCTGGAACAGCATGCCAGCAACAATGATTAGAAAAACAGCCCTAGTAAACGCTCTTAGAGAGGCTTTTCCTGAGGATTTAGGGAATATGTACACAGAGGACGACGGTGGAGAAACATTTGACCGTATCAAGGATGTGACACCTCAAGAGAGCAAAGAGGATGTAATTGCACGCAAGATGGCTCAGATTGAGCAATTTAACAAAGAGCAAGCCAACACAGATCCTGAACCTGCTCAAGCTGAGGAGCCGATCCAGGGCGAATTTCTAGGCAGTGAACTTGAATATTAGGAGGACAACATGCAAGAATTACAGGTAAAAGTAACACAGGCACAGGTTGAAATCATTGATCGTGAGAAATTTGAGCAGAATATCAATGAGGTTGTGACTAAGTATCAAAATTACACAGTTACAGCTGCAACTATCAAGGATGACAAGCAGACACTTGCCGATCTACGAAAATTAGACAAGCAGGTTTCTGATGAACGGATCAGAAATAAGAAAGTCTTATCTGAACCAGCTGACGAATTTGACAAGTATGTCAAGAATGCCATCCAGCCTCTAAAAGACATCATCTCCAAAATCGCTGGTGATGTCAAAGAATTTGAAGATCATCAAAAGGCTGTCAGAATTGACACGGTCAAAGGCTATCTAGCCAACAAATCAGCTGAGTATATGCTGGACCCTCGTCTCTTTGATGAAAAGGCCCTTGAGTATGTCAAGGGTAGTGATTTTATGGCAGACGGCGTGACACTTAAAAAAGCTACTATGAAGTCACTTGATGACATGGTCACATTTGAGTATCAGAAACAGCAAGAATTTGAAAAGGCTAAGTCAGCTATTTCAGGTTTATGTGCTGAGTATGGCATGACTGACTCACCTTACATTAGACAGCTGAAAGACTTGACTCTTGCTGAGGTCTTTGAACAAATTAAAGCTGATTATGAATTTGAAAAGCAAAAGGAAGAACTCAGACAAGCTCAAGAACGAGCAGAGCGAGCTAATCAGGAGCTTTTAGCAGCGCAACAAACTAAACAGCAGGAACAGGCTCCAAAATCAACAGAGACTCCGAATTTTGACCCAGAGACAGGCGAAATTTTGGATAGTGAGCAAATCCCTCAAAATGAGACAAAAGCTCTCAGAGAGGCTGAAAATAACTCTGATGACTACAACCTTAAAATGGGACTTACGGTATTTTTTAAAGACCTGGAAGAAAAAGAACGATTTAAAAAGGCTTTGTCTGACTCTGATTTTGAATATGGGAAAAACTACTGGATTAAAGGCTTTGGTTGGCTTGTGCAACCGTTAAAACAGGAAGAGCTTGCAGATAATTTGGAGGCTATCACTGTCAAAAAAGCCACTGAAAGACAGGTGTAGCTATGGAAATTAGAAAAGTATCTGACAGTGTATCAATCTACTCGGACGGCAAGAGATTGCAGGTTATCCACAACCTAGGGGATGAGTTTATCCTAGATTTTAAGGTGGGAGAGGATAGTGTCTGGAACCTTGACGGCCAAGTCGTAGAAATTATTGACATGATTGAGCCTGTCTTTAAAGTTTGTGGCTTTTGCTCAAAAGCTGGAGAGGGTATGCAACGCTTAAAACATGCTATTGACCACTTTGAAATATTTGAGCAGTACATCAGAGACAATCAGGATGATCTGATTGTCTGGTGGCACAATCCAGGAGAGGAATATGATTAAAACAGTATTTTTATCATCCGACTACCCATCTGATGAGGCGATTGACGATCAAATAAATAGCTGGCTTGCCGAAAATCCAGGCATTAAGTTGATTGACATCAAATTTCAATCAAATGTGTCTGCTGTCGCTGACAGTGGAGTCAGTGCTGAATATTGGCACACATCCGCATTGATTATTTACAAAGTTCCCTCAGAGAACAATATAAGCAGTATCAATTCAAATGGTTTAGGTTTAATAATCAGCTGTGAGAAATGTGGTAGCTTATCAATAATCAAGGCAAAAGATGTAGGTCAAAATGTATGTTATGAATGCAAAGGAGAGAAATAATGAATGATTTTATCAAAGAGATTGGAATGGCTATCCTATGGATGTTTTTAGGCTATCTCTTGGGAGAGCGTAGCGCTAGAGAGGACAAAACAGATGATTAACAACGTGATACTGATAGGGAGGCTTGTAGCGCCTCCTGAGCTACGGAAAACGCCTAATAATGTATCTAGCTTGCAGGGCACACTTGCTGTCAATCGCAATTTCAAGAATGAAAATGGAGACCGTGAGGCTGATTTTATCAATTTCCAAGCGTGGAGAGGTACAGCTGACATCATTGCTCAGTACTGCAGCAAGGGCTCACTTATTGGACTCACAGGGCGCATACAAGTCAGGTCTTACGAGAAAGACGGTCAGCGTAGATATGTGACCGAGGTAGTCGCTGAGAGCGTCGCTCTGATAGAAAGTCGCAACAGTCAGAACGGGCAAGGCAACAGTTTCCAAAATGGGAATAGCTCCCCTTTTGCCAATCCTAACCCATTTGACCTACCAGATGACGGCTTACCGTTTTAAAAATACTATCGGAGGCTAAACATGAAAAAATCAGATATTAAGCCAGGCGATTTTGTGAAAGTCCTCAATAATGGGGATTTTCACACTATAGTCCAGATAAAAAATGTATATGACAGGTATATAGAAACAAGTCACGGAATTTACAACGCTGAAACACTTGCATGCCGTGTAAATAGGAATTGTGTTATATCAGGGATTGTAAAATGGGAGGACCAGCATGGAATGGACGGATTGGGTGGACTGGGAACCTGAAACCAAAACGGACATCAAGACCAAAATTGAAAATGACGGGTACACTTTCCCACACTACGACAAGAAAAACAATGGCGTCAAGTACGTCATTTCTACAATGGACATCAAACGAGACTGTCTAAGGCTTGGGGTTCCATTTGAAGATGTGTACCCTTTGCAAACTACACTTTTTTAACAGGAGAAAGAACATGGCAAGTAAATCAATGTGACAGAAAATATTGCTATCATCATTGAGAAACAAAAAATAGAGGTCGTTACGACCCTAAATTATGATATGAGCATTAGCTTTGATAACAAAGACGCCGCACCCACACTAGATGAGAATGGTGATCTTTTTGAACCAGTCTACAAGTGC